ATGTGGTCAGGAATAGGCACTTCGCCAGACATGATGGGCCACCAATGATCTTCTTCTGGCGCGTTGGTGTCAGCGATTACTCCTGACCACGATGGCCCACCTTCGCGCATGGAAGGGAAGCGACCCACGCGCATGGTACAGGCATCGATGATTGACTTAGGCACCTCCCTCGCCTCGTTAATCCAGATGCCAGTTAGTTCAAGGGAGAGTAGTTTCTTGACATCTTCGGGTCTGTCGAGAGCGAGGAAGATAACTTCAAGGTCGAGGTCGCCTTGTTTGATATGATGCACATAAGGTACAGACCAATGAAACTTACCCCAATCATTCTCAGGAAACCAATCCAACCATGTCTTGATCGTCGTGGTTTTAAGTTGAGGGTTTGTGTTTCTAATAATCGCCCAACGAGAACGCCGTACACCATCCTTGTTCTTCTTCTGCATCAAGGCTCTGCGAAAGACTTCAACAGTACAAGCAACAGACTTGCCAGAACCTACAGGGCCACGGATGCCACGAAAGAAGGTGTCATCCTTCATAAATGCCTTTAAGACTTTGCCATCAGGCTTGTACTCAAAGTTGGTCAACTTGTTTGTCTTTCCCAAACCTTATCATGCGTTCAACAATCTCAGGGCCAATAACAGAAATAACTTTGTCTGCCTCTCGGTCTGTGCAGAACTCTTCGGGGTGATGAGCAAGGTGTACTTTCTTCACCACTCGCCTCAAGATCTCACGCTCTTCAATATTAAGGGTGTGCAAAAAACTCATGTACGATATGCCTTTGTCTTTTTGGCAATGCTCTTTGGTTGCTTTGAAAATTGCTTACCTCGACGCAGGGCAGCACGCTTCTTCCGGCTGGTGCGTTGATACTCTTCGTCACTCAGGGCAGAGATGGCGGCAGCAGGGAGATACCGCTCACCAGTAGCCTTGCTGCCCTGAGTGCTAGGCTTCCCTGACTTGGTGCGCCATTTCTGTCGCGTCCATGCTCGTAGGGATTTCTGTGAAGCTGCTAGTGCCATTTACTATGAGCCGACTTGCTTTTGAGCAGCATTATGCGCCTGATTAAATGTTTTTCCCTTGCCCATAAGACGTCTCATTAGCTTCATATGTTTTGTTGTATGATGCTTTGAGTGCTTCAACAATGTTTTCTTTTGTGACTTGGTTAGAGGTTTCATAATTAATAACCCTTACCACCCTTACTACCCTTGCCACCTTTTCCTTTTTTCTTTGTAGGCATGTTCTTCTCCTTAGTTAGTGTATCCACCGCCAGCTTTTTTATAAAGCAGAGCTAGTCTTTGCGCTTTTCTTGCTGACCACTGCCCGCTTTTTCCGCCCTTTGCCTCTCGTTTTACTTTGTTGAACAGGCGCTTTCTCAGGGCTGGCTTCGTGTAGTTCCCCGCTTCGTTCACTGCCATCGCTGGCCTCCACTAACCTTTGTGAGTTTCTGGTGTATGTTGCACCTGACAGCACACGACCATCAGGCATTGTGATTGTTGGCCCATCATAGGGAGTGCCATCCCTAAACTGATACTTAGGCATTTTTCATTTTCTTCTTCAGAATCTGCTTCTGAATAGCCTCTGGCAGCGTCTTCTGCTTTGCAGTCAACAAAGACTTGCCCTTCTTCTTATCCTTGTTTGAAGGACGACCAACCTGAGATCCGTATGTTCCTTTACCCATAGGCATTATGCTTTTCCTTTCTTTCTAGCTTTCATCTTCTTGTAACGAGCCAACAACCGTCGACCCTTGGCTACCGCACTGGCCTTATCACCAGAGTGACCCCATGCGATAAGTGATAGCTTCAGTCTCGTAGGTCTGCCCTTTTCGTCCTTTAGTGGCCCCTTTGCTGACCCCATCCTTACAAGAAAAGACCCCTTCCGCCGTACTTGCTCTGGTGTCTTTGGCGCACCCTTCACTGGCGCTTTCAAGTTTCCCTTCTTGCCAGACTTCGTTCTGTACGATGCCCGACCCTTGGCGTTCAATCCGCCCTTGGGATTCTGTCCTGCCTTGCGTGTCCATGCGGGTGACTTCACCATTAAACAATCGCACCCCCACCATACGCATCACTTGTTGTCCCGCGACCACTACCATAATTAGAGCTGCCGCTAATAACAGTACCTCCAGTAGTAGGTGGGCCATCATCATTGTCACTAAAATCTACAAGACTCTTAGCCTTGTTCTTTGCCGCCATAATCTCTGCGTTCTTTTTCTTGTTCTCTTCACTCAACTCATAATCACTCTTGATTAATTCATTGCTTGTATCACGCGTACCCGAAACCTCTGGATAAACTACTGGCGAACTCGCTAAACACATGACGGACTTCTCCACATAAAAAAATACAGCCGCTTTTACACGACTGTACTACATCGGGCCTTTTCTGGCTATAATGTTTGAGGTGGACCCCTATGGCAATAGACCACCGACTTTTTGCCCCCCTACCCCTAGGTGAGATCTATTGACACCTTAATCTCCCCAGCAACTAGCATCTGCGACCTATCTACGGGCTTGAAACCAGCACGGTCAAGGATGTCCTTGCTTGCTTCCAACTGCACATACTCAGATCTAGCACCTTGAGCGAGACTCACCAGCTTTGCCGCAGCTGTCGTAGCGTTCAATCCCAACGTCTCACCGACCCTTGTCATCATGTACTGCTGGACATGCGGAAGCCGCAAAGCCTTACTGGCACTGACTCTTCCGCTTTCTCCGTCAGCGTATCCAGCTTGCGCGGCGGCTTCCTTGATGCTACAGCCCGTAGCTACGAGCGTATCCACAAGGGCAGTTTGCTTCACAGTCAGTTTACTTACTTCTGTCATGCTCATCCTAGACAACCCCCCCTCAGTCCCCCCCTTTATCCCATCACGAAAAACAGCTTGTCAACTCACAATACAGTACATCTAAAACATCTAAAGAGATCAGTAAGCCCATGCTCACCCTTGCTGTCAGAAGGATGTAGGTGACTGTCTTAGACAAGTTCTCCTACATGGCTGGCAGCAAGCCCTACCCCCGCTCAGAATCCCTAGCAGGTCATAGACCGGATGCCGCGCAACGGCATCCTCAATCAGCAAATACAACGCTCGCCTACCGGCCGTATTGCTCAGAGTTGTTCGCCAAGCTGTATTTCGCATGTTGCTGGCTTGGGTGCGTGTTGCACGCTTGGACAACTCTGGCAACCCGAGCGTTGCATTTCCTGATTGTCTGTGACCTTGGGGATTCATGGCGGGGGCAGTCCTCGCCACCAACCAAAGGAGAACTAAAATGTCTAAGAAAGTAACCAACAGCCTTGTGTCTGACATCAAGCGTGATCATGTTCTTACTGATCGCACAGTATACAACCAACTGAATTGGGAATTTGGTAAGATTATCAAGAACCTTCAGTGGTCTGTTAACAACAAACAGGAGAAGATTGAAGAGATTGACCAGATTGTCCAAGACGGTCACACCTTCAATGAAGAGACTGGTTCACAGGTTGAGCCAGACTGGGTACAGCTTGCTAACAACCGTGCATGGCACGAGGCACAGCAGGAAGTTTCAGAGATGCTTCTGGAGTACATGCAACAGGCAAACAGCGCACTGTTCCCTGATGTAAACTTCAAGGCACGCTCACAGGCAGAGGCCTTCGAATCCCTCAAGAAGAAGGTAGGCTAACCCCTACCACCGAGCCTCGCAGCTTCGGCTGCGGGGCTTTTCTTCTGTCTATCAGGACTGACTCAACCGCACCCAACCGCGCCTTCGGCGCGGGGG